AAATGGATTATAATCTGCTATCTGTCCATTGTCCCATTCCCACTGAACGAGGCCTTGTTCCGGGATCTTTCCATTTCCGTCTGTTGAGGTGTCAAGGATGGGGTCCGCCCCGTCGTTAGGCTCTAGGCCTGTGTAATCCCCGTTTTTGTACGCTTTGACGGAGAGCGCAGGAACTCCAGTCCCATTCTTGTCGGTGATTTTCAGGTTAAGCGTGTATTCATCATAGATTATTCCATCAGAATTGCTGTGAATCTTATTTTTGCTCCATCCACAATCTCGGTAGTAGGTTGTTGCGTTGTAATAGTTGTAGATATCATAACTCGTGTTCACACAAGTTATGTTCCAGACTCTGTCGTTATGTGCACCGTAGAAAATTCCACCACCGCCATGAATAATAACATCCTCTGTTTTGTCACTCGTCATTCCGCCTCGAGTGCGAAAGCCGCCGTAAATAGTATCTCGCTTGTAAACATCATCGACAGTATATTGGCGCTGGGTAGTCAGCATAATACTGTCGATGACTTCATTTCTTGTATCGCTGGGTGCAAAATTGCAGATGGAGCCATAGATATACATCTTTCCGTAAACAAACGGCTGGGAACCTTCGACTATCACCTTTGAGCCGTTAATTCCTCTGCCATTCTGGAGTTCCCCGAGCCTTACGTAACAAGCCGTATAGTATCTTCGAAATTCTTTTTTAAAGGTGACAGCGACATCCACCAAGGCTAAGGCAGCAGTATATGGAGAATAATGCCAAACCCAGAAATTGGAATGCACGACATAGGTCTTAGACCCGATTCTTGAAATAGCACCGTATTGCCCTTGCTCTAATTTGCAATCAAAGCTCCCTGTTCCAGAAAACGCAGTCACTTGTGTTTGTGTAACCGTCTTGAACCATTTGGTTGCGTAATAAGTCCCATTTCCGGTGATATTAATATCCTCAGTCTGCGCGTTCCCGTCTCTATCGGTGCCGATTATCCGGATTGTCGCAGACGTCATGTCTGTCCAATTCTCTATCAGTAGCCAGAGATCCTGTGAGGCGCCGCCAAGAACTATATAATCTGCGGGTCTAAGTGCGTAGTCAACAGCGACTCCTGTGCCATCAGTCCCGGTTATTCCTGTTCTGGTATGATTAGCAAAAGAGCCCGCTTTATCTCCTTGATAGCAGTCCTCCATACTACGAGGGTCTTCTGCCGAGCCCTCTCTTAAGTAAAAATCATCTCCTGCGGGACTATACTCATAGACCATTACATCTCCTCCCAGCCCTCAAGCTTGTCCCACGTGGCGACCTCGAAATCCGTGACGCCCGCCAGCTTCACAGCCCGTTTAAACCATTTTCCATTGACGTTTTTTCTGATCTCAACAAGGTCACCATCAGCATTGTAGCCCAGCCAAACCTCTGGGGACCTGGCTATCAGCTGTCGGATTTTCTGCAGCTGCAGATGCGGCGTAGGAACTTCACTCACTGAGCCCGCCTCCATAACCATCGTCCTACAAAGACGATCTCAGGAAGAAATGCTCCCAAGGCTAGAATGCTGAAGAACAGTGGATAGACAGTCCAGTAAGACAAACTGCCTTTCCAGAAGTAAAATCGCAGATCTCTAACCTGCCAGATCAAGGGAGAGCAGACAATATCAAGCTGCCAGGATCCCACGTAGAAGAGACTATACCTGATCAGAAGAAACAGAACCCACAGAAAACGCTTCTTCATATTATTTCCCTCCCGCCTTTGTCCGTGCCAAGCTCTCGAGCGTGACTCCTCCCGGGCGGAGACCATACAAATAATCAGCGAGCAAAGGTTTCTCTTTGCCAAGCTCCAGCGTAATCTCCAGCGTTTGGTCTTCGCCAGATACTAGGAATTCCAGAGGTAAGAGGCGAAAATCTGCGTCGACGTCCTCGTTCGGAAGTGTAACGTGAATCTTGTCTCCTGGTTGCAACCTGTCTGTGCCATAATCCAGGACTGTTGTTCCTGCCGTGACATGCTCGGCTGGATCCTTCAAGTAGTCCAGAAGGGCCTTGGCTCGCAATTCGCATTCATGATTGCTATGAAGCTCCTCATCGGTCTCGGCATATTCCCGTACGTCACTTGACGCAGCCTGCTCAATGTGTTCCCATCGGCCTCCGCCAAAATGCATTCGATCCACAAGGGCACTTCCATAGCTGCCGGAATTCTGATGAAAGTCTAACCGGACCTTCTTCACATTCTCCCAATCAAAACTTGCGCCAATGCTCCAGGATTCTTGATTTCGCTCGCCTACACCGAGCTCAGACGTTTCGAAATTGTCATATTCCTTGATGCTGAGCTCTCGGATGGCGGTATTTCCATCCTTGTCTTCCAACGTAACGGTGACTCGCTTGTCATGAGCGTTGTCTTCTCGGAGCGTGAGAAACAACTTGGGATATTGGTTGCAGTCTGCATACTTGTCGGAATCAAAGAGGAATTCTATGCCCATGTAATACATGTGCTGCGTGCATTGGGCTTTGACACACTTGCTGCCCGTGTGGACCGTTGAGGTTTCAATGTAGAGATTCGTATATCCAGTAACGGGCTGCCATTTTCCATCCGCATGCTGCAGATAGTTGTTGGGCTTGGTGAGGTCTTCAGTTAGTGAGTCGCTCCATGGTTGGCCATCTGTGTCGAGAGGATAGGGCTTCTCGGCGGCGCCTTTGACTTTGATCTTGTTTCTGATGCGATGAATGTCCTTGCTGTAGCGGCTGTACTCGAGTTTCTCGCTCAGGCTTATAGGTGATGTCTTGCTGTTTCTCGGGAAGAAGGCGAATTTTCCATCATATTCGACTCGGAAGTCGAAGCCGATGACGCCGGATTTGTCTGCAGTTTCAGCGATGTACTTCAGGATGTCGAAGACCGGTGTATCTTCGTATTTCAGCAATGTATAGGTCGTGTCCGTGTTTTCGATGAGCTCTGTTGTGCCTCTAACGTGGCTTAGCGCGTTTTGGCTGACATCATTGAAATAGCATTTAGTCCCTTCCTTCACGCGCAGGGCAATCTTGCCGCTTTCGAAGTCTTCAATGCTGTTCCAGTAGTTGATGGCCAGCGTATTGTCGAGATAGATTTTGAAGCGGACTCCCCCATTTTCATGCTGCACTTCGACTCGAATCTCATATTCCGTGTTGTCGAGAATAGTCACGGTTTGATTGTTGGCAAAGTGCGTGTTTGAGGCAAGTTTTCGCCGGTACAAGAAGATACCAGGTAGTGTATGGGATGCACTTCTTAGGCTCACAAAATAATGGTTATCAGGATCTTGGAATCGGACGCAGACCCCAGCCTCCCAGGAATATTCGGTGATCTTGAATTTCGCCTTGAGAATGGTCTTTTTCGTGTCAACACCGGCGGAACAATGATCGACCGTTGTAGCTCCAGCGTCGCCATAGCACTGGTTGTTGTCGATGCCCCATGTGCCGCTGTGAATCGTCCAGTTATCCCCGAGTTGGCCCCGGTGGAAATCATCGCCGAAATCACTCGTATAGATATCAATCAGATTTTTGACGATCGCTTCTCCTTTCATGTTTTCATACGTCTTGGTCACGACTCTCCGGAAGAGCCGCTCACCAAAACACCTTCCTCGCACCCACATAAAGTGTCCAACTGGATTGGACTCGGGCGCAATCTCTTCAACACGACCTGTCAAGTAAAGGGGACAGTTCGTTCCTCGCCCGACACTGATTAAAGCATCATCTCCAACATTGATCGGATTCGTGACCGTATACTTCTTGTCGAAATTCGGCAGGAGACATTCAAAGTCGGACACCTCTTTCGTACAGCCCAGATGCATCGACAACGCGAGAATGTCACCGAGCGGCGGCGTAACCGACCCAAAAACGGCTTCGACAACCGGAATGGCAACACTCATTCAATACCATGCCTCAAAAGATCTCGTTCTTCGCCTGCCCGTCTGATGCTGCGCGTATAGCGTGGGGTCTCGGCTGCCGCTGCATTATAGTCCTTGACAGCTGAGGTTGCAGCACGAGTCTGCATGGCCAAGGCAGCCATAGCCGCGGCTGCCACAATTATTGCGCCAGCCCCAAACGTCAACAACGTGATTTTCGCAGCGAGTGAGGCATTATACGCCCAGGTAACTGCTGTCGCCACTATCTCACTTGATCGTAGAATATCGATTACACGGATAACAGCGCTTATCGCAGTGATGGACATACCCATCGTCCGCATGGCACTAGCTGAAGCCTCATCCAGGAGACCGAATTGTTCGCCAAGGCGAGCGATCGCAGAAACACCCGTGCCCAATGTGGTGAGATCTCGGGAGACATCTTTGAAGCTGCCAGCCATGGATTCCGCAGACGCCTTAACTTTAGTGCCCATCGTTGCAGCGTCATTACTTATCCGGTAGAACTCTTCACTGGCCTCATTGTAACAGGCCACTGTGAAGGCAACTTCTTGAAAACTCAATGAGCAGTCTCCCGTATCGCTCGGTCAATAGCCCGGTTGACAGCATTCACCAGGCTCTGCAGCCGCAATTCTAAGGCTCGAGCCAGGAAGCGCCGGGCTCTCATGAAACGGGTGCCGAACTCCACATACGCAGCATAATGAGCAGACGCACCGACTTTCAGGGTCCAATCTTCGATCTGAGCGTAGATTGTGCTTCGCAGATAGCCTGTGCGGACTGGACAGAGACTTTGGGCAGCAGTTTTAATGCTCTCCCCTTCAAAGGCCAAGGCATAGCGAACTTGCTCTTTCATGCCATCATCTAACCTCCTCAGTCGTGCTTGGAGCTCGGATATTCCGTCTATTCTCACATTCAATTCTGCGAATGGCATCCAATTTCCCTCTTAGGTGCGCGCTCGACGTGGGCTTTGGCGCCTAGCCTTCTCTATCTCCTCCATGGTTTGGCGATCAATCTCATCGATGATCACTAGAAATTCTTCAATGGCCTTGGCGGGCTGACGCTCGAGATCGTCCAGGGTCCAGCCAAACTCCTTGCATAAGCGGAATCTGGTGACAGCGGGATGGGGAGTTTCACGCTTCATCGCCCGGATGAGTTTTTTCGCTCTTCTCTCGTGAGACCACAGACACGGTTTGCAGCCTTACTGAGCACTTCACCGAGCGCAACCGGAACCCCATCTTCTTCACTCAGAAGCTTCTCAAGAGTCATCGGCTTCTTTTCGGGCTGCTCTTTCAATGCAGCGATTATTGTCTCAGCTTGAATGGCAACATAGTCGCTACGAACAACCCTCCCGGTCACAGGATGATATTTTGTATGCTTCTGGATTATCCGTGATCGCTTAGCCCAGCTAATCTCCTGTAGAACGTATTTGCCGGCATATTCGTCTCCAAATCTCTTATCGACCTCAATGGTTTCTGTCTTCAATCAAAATCACCTTCTTACACGATTGTTACGCTTTTCGCCGTGAATGGTGCCTTCAGAGCCACGAGATCCTCGATGCGTGTCGGAGTGCTAACCTGGTCCCACTTGCAGCTGCTGAACGTTGCCTTGTGGCTGCCTCCTAAGCCGAACTCGAGGCTAAACTCGCTGTCATTGATCACATCGTCAAACTCGTCCTTGGTTTCGAATTCGAAGATGACTTCACCTGAGAGGTTGCGATGTTTCGCAGTCAGATACTTTAACAGATGCCCATTGGTGCTTCTGATGACGGGGACTCGTTTCAGGTTGTTGGCGATAACGAATTTGAAGTCCGAGGCACGCTCCAGGCTGGCGCCGCCCTTTTTAACATAGCTTTCGTCGACGCCCACAACTCCGGACGGACCGTTGTAGGAGTTGCCTATCTTTGCGGTTCCGACAGCGAGGTCCTGACCAATTAGTTCGGCTGTTGCTTTGAGGATGATGCTCTCCACAGACAGCTCCACTGTTACTTTGTCCATCTTGCAGCCCTTGTGTAAGAGGCTGATGACGCTGGAGCCCTTCTCGTAGAAAGCTTCCACGCTTAGTGAGTCCAGCGAGGTAACGTAGTCCAGAAAGCCTACGTTTGGTGGATAATAGTCGATTTTTAGATCGACCTTTCTGAGGCCTTTTCTGATGAGCTGGAGGTCTCTGGATCCTATTCCTCGTACTTTGATGTTGCTTGGGTTGAGCCCTGGGTCTACGTTTTCAACTGTCCCTAGACCAATCATATCTGGCGAAGCCGGTGTCTCCCCGTAGTTTGTCTCTTCAATGTAGTAGACTTCTGCTTCATGTGCGCCGTAGGGCCAACTCACGTTTTCTCAGCTCCCATCATTCTATGTTGTTCCTCCAAAACGATGCGTAATGACAAACCAGGTGATCGCCCACCAGGGCGGCTTGAACTTGGGATCGTCACTTTCAGAAGGCGCCAGCAGATCCGCATAGTCCAGATTGCCGCCGGGAGCCTTGCAGTTGGACCGTATGATGATCTCTATTTGTCGGCGGAGTTTCCACCGCATCTTCTTCCCGGTTATGCCCGTCTTGTCAATCGCCCAACCCGTAACCCGATAAACATCCAGATACAGCACCTTACTGGCGCCAATCGCTAACTGCCGAACTTTACTCCGACCCGGGTCCAGATCAATCGTGACCTGCGTATCATAATTCTGGAACGCCTCCGCATTGAAGCCTTCCTGGCTCACATGACACGTTGCAGCCGTCTCACCATCATCTTTCGTGAGAGAGATGTTGTCCTTGATCAGTTTGAGCAGCGTGGTTTTAGGGTCCTCTACGCTCATGTCATCACCCGCCTGCATAGAGCGGTCCGATACTCCAAATTGCCGCGAAAATAGAATGGTTCAGGAGGCAGAATCTCCCACTCAGCCCCCTGCCAGACGACCCGGTCCTTCTGCTGAACGTCTGCCGTCACAAAAAGACGGAGGTAATCCGCCACCGAATAGCCCGGTTCAAAGACTATTTCCTCCACTCGAGCTGGCTCCACAATGGCCTTAATGTCCTCCGTTGTCCATGTAATAGCTAGATCGCCAGTATCTGGATCGGCAGCGCCTTCCTGTCTTTTCTTCCAAGTAACCGTCACGCCTTCTTGGTTGAGGATCTGTGGAAAATAGCCCAGGCTAAGCCCTCCCGACATATGGCTGCTTTAGGTTGCCCAGAATCCTCTCGAGCTCACGATGAAGGGTCTCCGCCTTTCCGCCCAGAGACGATCCCGATTCAGCGACTCTAAGGGATCCGATGCTGTAGCTCAAGCCCGAAGCGGATCCGCCGCTGATATGAACCAAGCAATAGATGGCAGCCAGGTTTTTGATGGCAGCCGCCTCAGCCTGAGAGCAATTGGTATAGTCGGTGCTGACTCCGGTTTCTTCCTCGATCGCTGCTTCAGCATCCTTGATGAAATCCGTTACCTTCGCATCCTCGATATCTGTCGAGGAGAGCTTAACCCGATCCCGCACGAGATCGGGCGTGACAGTTACCAAACGGTCTGGCCCCGCTAAAGTACGTATAATTTCTGGAAAGAAGCCTAAATAAGGAATTTGGCGGAAAAAGAACCCTCAAGAAAGATGTATTGGAAAAAATACGCAGAAAAATGACACATCAAATTTTACGACAAATCTTAATCATGCACGCAAGCATTCATATTTCGACAAACTGTAACTTCCGTTGGCTTGAAGAGAAATATTTTTCCTTCATAGATGTGTAAAAGATAAACATGCTCAATAAACTGTTTTACAGCACTCTGGTGCGAGTGTGTCTTACCATAATCGCGTTTACGGTGACCTTTTACGGGATTTTTATCGTTTACATTGTACAACAGACTCAAGCCTATCGGGAAGAGATCGCCACAAATCTACAACAAGACAATATTGCAGTTAGAAGCTTTGCATACATTACGGACGCTGTTCGTGATCCTTTTTTCAATGTTAGTATACAGCTGAGACAGCAAAAAAATGCGCGCGCGATATCCCAACAAGAGACATGGAAAGATTCACCAGTCGAAATCTTCAATTCAACAGTTACATGGATAGTGAACAATTACACCCAAGCCTTGGAACGGGATGAAGAAGTAAGAGATTGGCTCAAATCACATAATAGAACCCGTTTTCTTGCTAACTATAATGAAGCTATCTTTTCGCTCAATGGCCTTATCTATATGATGTATCAGGAAGTTCCTCCTCCTCCAGGAGAATATACTTCTTTTCACGTTCAAACCTTTGTCAGTTCTGACTTTCCAAGCTGCAGCAAAGCTTTCTTGAGTTGGGCAGAACGTTACAGCTTGTTCTACTCTGGTGTCTTAGAAATCCGCTCCAGGATCAGTTCTGCACTTCAAGGTATTTCAGAAGCCTATTTGGATAGTGCAAAATCATGTTCACAAAGACTTGAAGAACTCCTCCAAGAGAACAGAACGGATGATTGGCATATGATATCTGTGCAAAATTGGATGGAATATTATATTGCAGAGTCGGAATACCACATGTCCGCTTTTCACGCCCTTTCAAACATCAACTCTTCAGTTAACATCACTGTGATCAATATTGAAAGATATAATCTGTTCTATGGTCTTGCTTTCTCCAATATTTTTATCCCGATAATCGGCATGGCAGTTTGTGGTGTTGCCACACCAATGATTATCATTGGTCTTGGTCAAAACATTGACAAGAGGGGAAGAGACTGGTGTTTGGGTCGCAGGGTTCTTACAGGTTTATGTATTATTTGGTTCATCTTGTTTTTGCACTGGAGTATTAGCATTTTCTGGGAAATCATTATGGAGCTTCACTTTGTGTAGATCGCGTCGACAAAGTTGATGAACTCATACTAAGGATTTAAGAAAGAAACTTCTATTCCTATTGAAAAGCACAAATATACTGCGAGAGTAGTTAGTTGAGAATTCTTGTAGTCATCTATAGTATAGCATTCTGTTTTCTTCTTGTAGCAGCTCTAGTAACCGCTTACGTGCTGTCACATCCAGAACTTGGCTTGAAAGAAACAAATCCCATTACACGTGCTTGTATCTCCAACTATGGGCTGATAGGAGGTCTTGTCCTAGTCAATTTGTACAATTCTGCAATGATTCTCGTCTTCTGGCCCTTCTTCATATTATACATCGTACTTCGTAGGAAGTATGACTGGAACTACATTCTTGCAGACGCCATTGCATACTCGGGGATAGCTGCTTATGGAATCTACCTACTCGTATCTAGGGCGTTGAATGCGGCTAGTGATGTTTCTTGGCTTCTTGTCTATTCATGTCCCTCTGTGATTACTGCTACGTGGGGTTTCTGGGAGAATATGACTATCTACTTAATGTTAGCGATTTTCTTAGGTCTTTTCCCAATCGTTTATTACTCGATGAGAAAAGAAGAAAGCCCTTAGGTTTTTGCGCTGAATGTTTTGATTGCCCGCCGTACAACATCGATGACCACTGCCACTATCACTGCTTCTCCCATGGGCAACGCTTGCGATACAAGTATCAACACAGGCTCATAGAACGCCCACGTTTCCGCTAGCCTGCCGAAATCATAGTCTATCCCGCGATCGCGCGAAAGATTCTCCACGTACCCAAAGATGTTGACGATGAGCCCCACGATAAGGCCGATAAGCATGGGATTCTCATACCACAGTTCCCCGCCCTTCAGCAAATTCGTCAGAAGCCCCTCAGTCTCATTCACCGGCGGAACGACGCCCATCCCGACGAATACGCCTACAAGCACGAATGCCACTGCAACCACGGCGCAAAGCACCTTCATTTCATATTTCATACTTGGCTTTTCACCTCCTCTCCCACCCGCTACCGCCCTCTTCATCTTCTAGGATGAGCATGATGTCAGACAGGTCATTCATGGCTCAACAGGCTCCGGCTTACTCTTCTCAATCATTTCCAGATTGAACAGATCTCGCAGAATCGCCCGCATCTCAAGCGGCCTGACAACCTTCAGTTCCACCAACTTAACCAGCTGAGGCGCCAGTGCTACAAGCTGCTCAATGTCCGGTTCTGCAGGGGGACCCCAATTCAGTCTCACAGCCGCCTTAACAGGATCCAAGCTCGAGTCCTTGGACACGATGACTTTCCGCCACAACATCTCGAGGTCCCGCTTGATGAAGCGTTGAATAGGCATGATTAGGCGGTCAGCGATCTCGATGGCAGCATTCGCTGAAGCTTCAGTGAAGCCTGGTGTCGTGAAAAGCTTAGGAAGCGGGGTTTGACCACCTAGACAGAACTGATTCCACAAATAATCAACGAAAGCTTCAAAACGGGCTCGGGGCTCCATGGGTGGACTTTTGATGTCGACTTTTCCGCCTCCGGTGACGATACGACCGCCATACTTAGGAGCTGCTTGTAATTCGGCTTCAATGGCCTCAGCTAGATTTTTGTTTTCAGCAATCCAGGCCTCAATAGGACCCGCAAACTTCTCGAAGATCTCGATTAGATCCAGGTCCAGTTTGGCTTTGATTTCCAAGAAGCTGGGGCGAGTCCGTGTCTCATACTTCTTTGTATACTCATTGTATTCCTGCCAGCTGTATTTCTCCATGACTACCCGAATTATTCCGCAGCCCCAGCCACTGGCGTCAATAGGATTCCAGCGGAAGTGCTGCAGGTTTTCAGGTGGAATGAGTTTGCCGCCGTATGTTGAGGTCTGCTTGTAGCCGAGCTTCAGATGTTTGCTTTTGGTGTAGTCGGTTTCTTCGAAGCCTAGATACTCATTTGTGATAACCTTATCAAATGTGACGATCGGCACACGCATGACTTTCTTGACTTTGTCGGGCGTAAAGAGCTGCCAGATTCCGTTGCCAGTCCCCACTATTTCCCTAGCCGTCACCTGAAGCACGGGATCAATATTGTTGTTTAGGTTGAAGTCGTCAACGATCTTTTTCGCGGTCTCTGCATGTTCATAGTCTTCTTCTGACGCGCAGCTGGTGTAGAAGCCCATTCCAACCGCTTGCATGGACAAGACGTCAACAAAGTCTCTGAGGGCCACATCCTTGAAGTAGGCGTCGACCTGTTCTTTGAAGCTGACAGGCTTCGGCTTCGATCCTTGGCCTAGTTTCGTCGGCTTAACCGCTACGGCGTAGGTCCCGCCTCTGAGAACTTCAATGGCTGCTGATACACGTTTAAAAACAGAACTCATTTTTCACCCTCAGCAACCAATCCCGCCAAAAACCGTTCACCCTTCCACGTGATCTGGTAAGGATCCGTGTGACCGGGTCCAGCTTTGCGAATACGCTTTGTCTTTTTCAGCCAGTTGAAGGTGCTGTCAAACCGGGCGGGACTACCACAACTTTGAATGACACGCTTGAGAAGATAGACTCTGCGAACGGGTCCTCTCTCAAGCTGAGTGAGTATGACTTTCGCAAGTTTGAGTTTCTCTTCGAATTTATCCATCTACTTCACGTCTTGAGTTTGGTAAATCCCAAAAAAAGTGGGTGGGATGTTGGTCGTCGATGTTACCTCAGGGGTAACTAGCTGGTGGCACACTTTCGAATGGCCTTAGCGAACGCTTTCTCCATCACGAAACGCATTGTAAGGACTGCGCCTTCAAGGCCCTCAATCGGATCGTCATATTCCTCGATCTGGACGTCTTGTCGAAGCCCGAAGACTTCACCTTTCTTCCGTGTGAACACCAAGGGATTGTTTCCGCAGACGCTAGTGCTGAAGCAGGGAATCGTGCCATAGAAGTTGCCGATAACGCCTTGCTCCGCTAGTCTGCCAACGCGACCGAGCATGTTGATGTTCAAGAACTTGTCAAGAACCATCAGAGACGTTTCTTCAGTAGGATTCAACAGCACAATGTCCGGATTGAACCCTGCAGCTCGGTTTGTGCCGATGCCCTTCACAATCGTCTTGTAGAGGTCAGTGTCGAAGGATTCAGTTCCATAAGCATCGCTAGCCAACTCACTGCAGACCTCAGATGCAACGTGCTTGTACATGGCGGCTCCTGCGACAGTGGTTGCCTCCTGGACGGCGTTCCAGTTGTTGTCTTTGATCCACGTCTTTTTGATACCGAGGACAAGCGTGTGTAGGCCGTTATCTTCGCTGCAGTCGAGCTTGACTGACCCGAATTTTCCGCCAGCATAACGTTTCTTTGAGCCTGCCGTTCCGTGAAACACCATGAAGTCATCTTCTGTTATTGTTGGAACCGACTCTATCGGCACATCCATTTCGGCCAGCTTGATCCAGTCCTTCCATTGCTTGTTGTGT